GTGCTTAATCTGTAATCAACAGGCATGCCCGGTACAAAAGAACCCCCTGTTAACATGCCAGAAGGTTGTAAACCACCACCTAAGGAAGCTCCTGTAGCTGCTTGGGTTGTTGGTTGAATGGGGTTAATCATTCGGTTAATACCCTGCATACCAGCGTTCATCAAACCGCTACCCAAACCAGCCATCATGTATGCACTACCCGGCACTGTCGCCTGTGGCATTGTCATTGATTGATATGGCAGCATATTTCCTTGCAGACTACCCAAGTAAGTCTGCTGACGGTTGTAAGCTTCTTGAGCACCTGTGAGATTAGCTTGGGGAATATACTGAGCAGCTTCTTGAGCTCTTCCAGCAGCGCCAAGCATACTATTGTACACATTAGCCATACCAGAGCCGTAGAGGTTAGCTTGAGCTTGACCAGCACCCTGAGCCAGACTACCGATGTTAGAACCTTGAGTAAGCATGTTAAGACCTGATTCTTCAGGACGCAAACCAGCACCAAACAAACCACTAGCTAAATTTAGCTGATTCATTTGTTGTGCTTGTCCAGCCTGAGTACCTTGTGCTGCAATCTGAGCATCTGCTAGGGCACGAGCACGGTCACGAGAGAATTGCTCTGGGTTAACCATACCGCCAGCGCCAGCGCCAGCAGCTTCACCAGAGATGCCCATACCAATACGACCACGACTGAGTTGTTGATTACGTAAGGCAATGTCCTCTGCTTGTCGTCCGGGCTGCAGGAGACCTTGCTGTTGAGCTACATATTGAGCAGCAGCAGCTGTGGGGTCTGCCTGAATAGCCCCAGCAGCCTCACCAGCCTTCCTGTAGAGGTCCTGCTGATAACCATAGGTCTCAGGTGACAATGCGAAACCAGCCTGTCCTGTGCCTTGGTCGAAGAAGGTAGAACCCGTACCTGTGCGGATTGAGTATGGCTGAAACTTAGCCAATTCCATCGCTTTAGCGGTATCAGAAAGTTGACTCTGACCAATGGAGCTTTGAACCTGTCCCATTGCCTGAGCAGCTTTTTGTTGTGCTTCGGCATAGGAGATAAGTCCCGCATTGTAGTCAGCAAACGCTTGGTCTGCTACTGCACGTTGGGTTTCCGTGTCTAACCGAAGTTGCTCACGTACTCGTTTCTCTTCAGCTAAACGTGCAGCGTCAGCAGCTTGTTGTGCTCCCGCCGCTTTACTAGCGGCATTACTTTGGAATAAGCCGCCTATTACAGCTCCTGCTACTGGTGCCATCCATGCCATATTACTCTCCTTTGGCGATCAACACTTCGTCGATCTTATCAATGTTTTTTTCTTCCGTTGCGTGAATACAGTACCAAATACTGTCTTCTAGTGCCTTTACACTATGGTGTTTGTTAGCCTCTATATTTATACAAGCTGGTGCTTCATGCTCTGTAACATCATCATCTACTTTAACCAATACACGCCCTTTAGCTAATATTGACATATGGGCGTATGTGTGCTTATGTTGCATTAAAAAGGTATCGTAAGGGATAAATGTTTCCTTAGCATACAACCCATCAGAAAAATGATGCACAATGTCTATCATGCTGTACGCTTCCACATATAGACTGTTATGTATGGCTGTAAGTTAGCATTAGTGCCGCTGGAGCCTGTTGAGTTAATACTAATACCAGTAGTTGCTGTATTAGTGTTTTGATACTGGTCATAAAAGTCAGCATTATAATTAAAAGGACCACCATCAAAAATATCCCTGTTGACAATAGGAACACCACTGTGAACGTGACCGGGGTCTGTTATGCTGTGAGTGTGACTGACAACAACAGCATCTTTACTACCACCAGTTCCCTCTGCTGTAGCAAACGAAGGGTCAGCGGCATCAAAACCAACCATTACCTTACCAGCACCAAAAGCAACCCAAGTGCCAAAACCTAGTAAGGTTGCGGGGTTAGTTGCGTTTGATGCGTTAATATAGATAGAACCCACAGGGTAAGCACCTGAAATATTTGCTTGCACAAAAGCTGTGGTAGCAATTTGTGTTGTGCTTGTTCCAAATGAAGCAGTAGGGGCTGTTGGTGTACCTGTGAAAGCTGGAGAATCAATAGCTGCTGCACCTAAGTTAGTACGAGCATTAGCAGCAGTAGAAGCACCAGTACCTCCATCAGCCACGGCTAAGTCAGTAATTCCAGAAATAGCGCCACCAGTAATAGCCACAGAAGCTGCATTCTGGGTGCTCATTGTTCCTAGAGAACCTGTAGCGTTATCTACTGCTGTTTTAACAAAAGAAGTAGTAGCCACCTGTGTGGTGTTAGTGCCAGCAGTTGCCGTAGGAGCCAAAGGAGTACCAGTCAGTGTTGGGCTAAGGGTATCAGCCTTACTGTTCACTGCTGTTTGAATGTTGTTAAACTCATCATCAACCTCAGCACCCTTAACAATCTTGTTGGGGTCGCCTGAGAGTAACGCATCCTTACTCGCAAAGTTTGTAGCTTTTACATATTGAGCCATTAGCCAATCCTTCCAGTTTTAACAAATGCGTCAATCTTCTGCACTGACAATTCTGATCCATTAACATCAGCCTCAAAGCCAATTTGGATAGAAGTACCAGCACCACCAACGCTACTTTTAATTTTATCTAACACAACACCAGCATTAAACTCAGCTATGTTATATTCAGAGACACCATACTCAAAGACATTACCCACCTGAATAACAAAAGGATAGGAGCGGTATGCTGCTTCGTAATCCACACCAACCTTAATTGTAAACTGTTGGTTAGAACCTCCTAGAACAGTAACACCAATCTGCTTAAGAATTTTGTTTGTCGTTGGGCTGTTAAAGTCTACATAGTGAGAGAAGTAACGAAGCCGGAAGCTTTCATTATTATCTGAATACCCACTATACTTACCAATACCGTTTACCTTGCCAACTAACAAGTCCCTGTTACGCAAACGTAAGAAAGAATAGGCAGGGTACTCATACCACACTGTGACACGAGCTGCACCATCTTCCAAAGGACTTCTCATGTCTAAACAGTAGACAGTCGAGGTTGCAGGAAAAGATATAAGGTAGAAGGCGTTAATCTCTGAATAAGCACTGCTTACTTTATCTAAACTACCATAAGCAGCGTTTTCAGCAATAACATCCTTAATAAAGTCATCACGGACATTTTTGGTCAAATCCCGCATAGGCAAGGACTTTTCTTGAATAACCCGACCCAACGAACGAATACCAGTGTCAGACAAGAAGATTAGGTCATTACCTGTGTTCTGTACACTACGTTTAGCAATACAGCCTACACCGACAATAACATCCTGTAAACCAAAGTTTGTACTAATGGGGTTCTCTGCACCCTGATAGATAACAATGTTATGCTTACAGAAGATGATTAGGAAATTGTTATGAGTAGCAATAGCCTCAATGTCATCCGCATTATCTGGAAGGATAGAGGCAATATTCAAGAAGCCACTAGAACCACCATTGAAGGCAGGGAAATCACTGTCAGCAATGTCTGTTGACCAGTAGATGTAATCTTTGTCATGAACCCAGTAGCGACCCCAAGCAGCAATAACTCCACTAGGATATGCCACTCCAAAGTTCTGAGACAACCCTGTAGCGTCTGTAATTGTCTTGGCTAGGGGTGACCCTGCCTCACTATAAACAATTGGCTCATGGCCCGATTGAACCAGCAGGGCGGTGTCATTCAGTGAAGCACCGTTCCAATCGTTATCTGTAATCGTGTAAAGAGCTGGAGTAATGTCTGTTAAAGCAGCACCAATACCCCCAGCAAACAGTTTGTTATTACCAGCAGAGATAACCTCCGTACTGTCATCAGCGTTCACATGCTCCATCATGAAGCGCACAGGATTACCAGAGAGGGCAGAAGAACCTGAAGTGGTCTGCATCACCCAACCCTTACGAGCACCTAGGCGGCCGTACTTGTCAATAATAACGTTGTCTGTTAATTGAGCAAAGTTAGGGGAGATAGTAACACCACTTTCTTGAGTGTTTAGACCGAAGAAACCGGGGGCAACAATAGAAAGTGTTTCAATCTGTTTCATACACTATACCAAACAGTTTCTTCGGGGTGACGACCAGCATCCAGAGCCACCGCATCAGCTAAAGCAGACTGAGCAGCAGCATAAGCATTCATGCTTTGTTGTCCACCATCTTCACCACGTTCCTCAATTGCCATCGCTGTGGCTAGAAGGATAACAGGACGAGATGGGATTTCCATGGGGTCAGAGTCACCTGACAAAGGCACGTTACGCAACACCACGTTAAACCGAAGTGTGTAGGCACCATCAGGAATTGGATAGATGTCTACCTGAGTATCACCGTCAGCACTAACACCGTTAAAGTTATAGAACGTAGGAATACCACGCTGTGGGTTTGTCAACAAGAAAGCTTCGTTAAACCAGTCAGCGTCCTTGTATAACATGACAATGTCACTTGTGTCGTTTAAGACACTAAGCACTTGGAAGTTATTTTTACTTCCTTGAAGCTCATAGTTAAAAGTACCATCAACAGTAGTTGCTGTTAATGTACGGCGTAAGGCACTCCACTTCCAAGCATTTTCGACTTGACTCTTAGCTTCGTTTACAAAGTCACCAATTAGTCGGGCATAAGCATTAGAGTTACCAGCGCCTTGTACAGTGGTTACTTCACTTTCCCGGAGTCGTCGGAGAACAGAGTTTACTAATTGAATGTATGTCATTTGTTATCCTGTTATTGATCGTAGCCTACATCACCAGAAAAAGAAGCATTGCCTACTTCACCGGGAGATGCGCCGGGAGCGTTGCCTTCTGAGTTAACATAGCCACCTCCACCGCCATATGCGTTTGAATCCCAGCTTATATTAGAAGAAGCCATGGCATTATCGTAAGCAGCTTTTTCTCTAGCAAGTGCTCGTTTTACTTCTTCACTACGGATATTGTAGTTAGGCAAACCTGAGAGGACAGGAGCACCGATACCTAAGACAGCTTGTAACCACCCGGGAGTAACAGAACGTTGTAGTTGTTGCATCCTAAAGTCACGTTCAGCAGGAGTCTCAATGTCAAAGTAAGCTTTCTGTGCGTCTGTTAGTTCTACAGCACGGTCACCACCAGACATCATTCCACCTGTAGGAGCAACACCTAAAGATTGCGCTAAGATGTCTTCAGCAACAGCTCGACGACCTTCTTCAAAGTCCGTACGAAACTTAGCAAGGTCAGTACGAGCAGGAGCGACATACCCTTGGTTAACATTGCCAACATTCTGCACTGCAGACTGAATAGCTGAGATGTCAGGCATAGCCATAGGAGCCGGAGAAAGCATTCCTCGTCCGGGTTGCATGTTACCCATGATTCCAGCTAAATACTCTTCATAGCTTGTCTGAGCCATCTTATTCTCCGTCAAAAGCGTATGTAGCCGCTTCTTTGTATAAGTTAAAAGTAGCTATACCGCTCATAGAACTACCAGCCTCTGTGGTAATAACAATAGAATCTCCACTTTGCATGATGATACTAGAACCATCAAACTTGATAAACTCAGTTGCAGCCAGTAAGTAGTTGTCAATAATCTTGATCTGATGACTAGCATCATGAGCATGCTGCCAATAAGCACTAACCAGTTTGTTGTTTCCTGTGGCGTTGGAAATAAACAACAGTGTCACCTCAGCCTTAAAACCATTAGGCACAGTGAACAGTGTGTTTGCTGCTCCGGCAGTTAGTGTCTTACCTACGGTGTGCTTCATTCTTCTTAGCTCTCATGTTTCTCTTAGGAAGACTACGGCCTGCTTTAGACATTGCAATGGCAATTGCCTGCTTCTGTGGTTTGCCAGCCTTTACTTCTTTACGAATATTCTCACTGACTGTCTTATTGCTACTACCCTTCTTAAGCGGCATCTTAAGTACTCCTAAGGTTTATTATCTTTATGTTTAAATACTAAGTACTTTAACCTAAGTATACTAATGTATATAGTATACCATATTTTTGTCTTTTTGTCAAGTACTTTTTTACCATTTTACTTTGTCTGCCCAATAAGCAGCACTCATCTTGCCTTTAGCAATGTTCTTGGCATGTCGAGCCTTAAACGATTTGTTCCGTGCAGAACCCTCAGGACTACCTGAGACTCCCTGTTGTCCAAACCGAATAGTCTTAACTTGATCACC